CTTTCGCTCCGTTGATGATTTCATCGAGGCGCTGTTCAGCGTCTGCTAGTTCTTGTGTGGCGTCTGTCTGATCGTCCGTGGCGTCTTTAACTGCGAGTTTCGCCTCGGCGAGTGCGATCTCAGCCTCGCGGATTTTCTGCGGCGAAGCCTCAGGATCAAGCCGGACGGCGGCCAATTCAGCCTCTGCCTCAGCAACAGCAAACACCGCTTGCTCGACACCGTAACCAGCACGCTCGACACGTCGCTGCGCCACTGCCAAAACCCGGTTTTGGTCGCGTGCCTCACGGCTCGCCGCACCATAACCAGCGACCACACGCTTAAACCGCTCCTGCGCGATGGTCAAACGCTCATTCGCTTTGGCCAGATCTTCGTTCGACTTAAGCACCGACTTGTTGGCGTCGCGCACTGAACGCTGTGCCGATGTCACACCTTTGAGCGCGTCGATGAAACCACGGATCTTTTCTTGCACGGTTTCTACTTTTTTGGCTGCTCCACCGAACGTATTCTCGGTTTCTTTGCCGACTTGTTTAATAACTGGCATCGATCCGCGATAGTCGCCGACCAACTGCTCGAATGGGCGGCCTGCGACTTTCTGCGCTGCCGCCATCCGCTTTGCTGCTGCTTCTGCAGCGCTAGCAGTGTCACCGAAAGATTTAAACGACACGTACCCGATGGATTCGATATCTCCACCGAGTTTGTTCACGACCCAGATCACTCCGTTGATGGCTCCGATGATGATGTTGATCGCACCAGCGAAAAAATTGAACACGGCTTTGGCAACGTCAACGAACGACTTTTTAAGTGCGCCGCCGATCATGTCGATGACTTTGCGCACCGGTTCAAACTTAAGGTATAGAGCAGCCAGCGCTACGCCGATAGCGATAACAGCCGCTACAAATATGCCGATTGGGTTCGTCAGCAATGCCGTGTTAAACGCTACTTGCGAGATTGTAGCCGCGATCGTTACCAACCGCAAAGCCACGAACGCAGCAGTAAGACCAAGGAGTGTGTTCCCCAATGCGCCCATATTGGTGGTGAAGTTGAGGATGTCACCGCCTACGATACGCAACGCTGCACCGATTCCGTCTTTGTCGATGACTTCTGCCAAGTTGCTCATGTATGGCGCGACTTTTTCATTCACGAAGTTAGCGAAACGCTCAATGTAAGGCAACAGCAACGTGCCAAAGTCTTCGGCCACGTTGCCGACTGCAACCCTCATCTTGTCAAAACCGGTCGCCGTCGCAGCAGCAGTGCCACCTACCTGCGACTCAACCTCCGCGAGGATAAGTTTCTGCGCGCCAAGTACGTCACCGGATTTGACCATCGTGGCAATCTGTTCTTGCTGCTGTTGCGTAAAGTTAATACCAGCGCGACGCAACGCAGTGATTCCCTTGACCGGATCAGATAGCGCCTTGCCCAACTGCATGGCAGCAGCATCAGCAGACCCGAACACGTTGCCCAAATCCTGTGCCGCCATCAACGCACGATCGAACACGTTATTGTTCTCGCCCACCTGATTTTGTACTTGTTTAAACGTGAGCAACAGATTGGCCGTGCTTTGGATCAGTTCATCGTCAACGCCGATCTGCATCGACATCTTTTCGGACAGGTCGGCCACTTGTTGCGCAGTCAAACCAGCGGCAGCACCGGTTGACCTGATGATCTGTTGAGTTTGGGCCATCACCTTTTGCGACTCGTACGCAGCCGACGCCAGTTTGTACCCGATAGCACCGGCGGCGATACCGACACCGGCGGCCAAACGACCGAAATTAGCCAGCCCGTTGGTGACAGATTCGTCTAGCGTGCGCAGCGCATAGGTGGACTTAGCACCGGCTCCTTCAAGTTTTTTGAACTCGGCTATAGCCTTTTTGATGCCTTGCGCGTTGAACTCTGAAACTATGTTTACGCCAACGGCCATTTTTACCTCGAGTTAATGCTGCGTTGAACGATACTATCAGTTATCAGCACCGCGCGGCGCACCACTTCCTCAGCCATTGGCTGGTTTTTCTCCACCGCTTTATACAAAACACGCGATCGGGCCTTGCCCACTTGACTGCGACCCGGCACCGGCGAATAAGTGTCTAGGTTGTGCACGAACTGGTTAGCGGTCTTGCTACCAGCAGAGTCGAACACAGCGCCACCGGCCTGCGACTGTTCAAGGCGCAAAATGTTGTACACGCCATTGCGTGGCCGACGTGCTCGAACTTTCGGACGGATACCGGTGCGGATGGCCGATCCGTCGTAAATTGGGAATGGTTTCGACGTTGGGTTGCGACGGTACAATGGCCGGTGCGCTTTCCAGCGCGTGAGCGCTTTGTGCGGGTACTCGATACCGACCTTCGCGGCTATCGGGTTCGCTTGGATGGCCATGCGGTTGGCGATCTCTTTATAGACTGTACGCTCGTATTTGTACAGTTCTTGCAAGGCTTGACCTACGCCGACAACCTGTACTTTCGTGCTCATAAACCGCGTTTCTTCATGCCTTTGGTCGCTTGTTTGCTACGCCACTCGATCACGTCGAGCATAGCACGAACCATCGTGTCGTCTTCGTCCAGCAGCGCGCTAGGCGCGATACCTGTCTCTACAGCGAGTGTAGCAATCAACCAGTGGGCTGATCGCTGGTCAAAAAACTCTCACCGGCCTCGCTGGTGAGACTGACCTCTTCGATCGTGTTGATCCACTCGGGATCGAACGCCATGGTCGTCTTTTGTGTGCGCTTCAACGCGTGCCATGCAAGCCACGCAATGTCGGTTAGCCGCGTGTCGTTCTCCAATTTCGAGATCGAACGGTTCCAAGTGCGCTCGAATGCGACGAAATCAGCGAAACGTGCGGTAACTTTGATATCGTCACCTTCAAGAGGCTTAACGGTCAGGTCGATTTTCATGGTTTGTTATGCGCCAGTTGACTTGGTGAGTGTTCCACCAGTAAAGGTGAGACTGGTCATCGCCAGTTCTCCTACGGCCCCGGCTACAGGTGTGTGCGACGCCAAAAACGTCCCGGCCAAAGTATAGGACGGATTCGTAGCGGACACTGCTGCAGATGTTGGCTTGATTACCACAGTGGTGGTGGTGCCGACAAGACTGTACACAGTCGCCTCAACTTCGCTAGCAGCGAAATCCTGCATGAACTCGATCGTGCACGAGTTGTTCTGCAACCCGCCAGTGAACTTGTGACCGGAGTCACCGAACGCGGTAACTTCGACGCTATCAACTTCGTACGTGAGTTCGACGCTGTTGGCCCTGTCGCTGAGATCCACAGAGTTCACAGTAATCGACGCATTGGTGAGCACCAATTGGGCCATTAGAGTTCCTCGCTATCTTTCTGTGCTTTCGCACGTGTTGCTGGTTCGATGTGGTCGCCATCGATCAAGGCAGCCACGTTGCAACCATCGAGGTCGGCGTCAGTGATGACGTCCCCGACCTTCTTGCCGGCCACGCGTGCGCTCTTGACTTTGTACGATGCCATGCGTTTATCCTACACGGTATACAGACTAGCAGGCTTCAACTGTGTACTTGACAATCAAAACGCGCCATCAGAAACTCCGCGTCGGCCTGTTCCTGTGGCATGATCTGCGCGCCATTCGACAAAATCAAAGTTTTGGCCACGCCACCCAAAGTCGGATCTGCTTCGATAGCGGCACGCACTGACGTGGCACCGTCGTACGATAGGTACAAATCGAGCGCCGCGAAAGCCCGCGAATCCGTGTACCGGCCAACGATCACCACGATACTCCAGTCGGTAACGACATCACCACCGGCAAATGCCCGGTGGTAGTTGATAGCGTTTAGAACCGGGTAAGCGACCGGCGGGTTCAGTTGTTCCGGTTGGTAGTTAAACGTGCGCAGCCCGCTAATCGTAGCGAGTCGGGTTTTCAGCCCGTCGGCGATCTGTACAACGGTTGAAGCCATCAGGCGACACCGTAAAGCACGTACGGCTGCAAAAGATCGCGAACGTCTGGATCGACCGCGCGCACGTTGATCGCCATATCCGCAAAACCAACGACGCCAAGCGCAGCGTTCAGACGAGCAAACTGCCGGATCGTTAGCAAAATGGTGGCCTCGCGGATGTCATTCGGAATCGAGGGCCAACCGAACGTGCCAGCGATTTGGCAAGTTGGGAAAGACGGCTCGACCTCAAGTGGAAACGTCTGGCCGCCAACCATACGCGCGTTGTTGTACGGCCTGCCTTGCAACATCGTGTCGGTCGGCTGCAAGATGTAATCGGTGCCTTGTACCAGCGTGGTCGCGTAGGTGCCGTCAGCGTTGGTGTCAATCTTGATCGTCACGGTTGACGTTGCCAAATCCGCAGGGAAAACGAGTAAATACTCGTTGTACGGGTAGCAATTGATCGTGGCTTGCTTTTGGTAGAAGAACCTTCCGCAGTAGCCATCGACGCGCCGGCTGGCGCTTTCGATTTCACGTTCGAGGATAGCGTCGTCCGTGTTGTCCGTGATGCGAAGCACCGACTTAGCCTCGGCCAGTGTGCAGTAGCCGTTTGTGATGGCCATTAGATACTGTGCTTCTTGGCAGCCTTCTTGCGCACGCCGCGCTCGATCTCAGGCTCTGTGGTTGCTGTCTCTACTGTGGCCGTGTACTTGCTTTCATATCCCACTTCACGGAGTGCGGCGTCAACTTGCGCCACGCGATCCATCCGACCGCGACGCACGTAACCCTCTCGCTCAGTGAGCAATGCCTGAATGTAACTGTTCATAATTCTCCATTATAGAGGTGGGCGGCGCTGATGGCCTGACAACACCAGCGCCGCCCGTTTATCTCTATCCGTCAGGCGTCACAATGACGTTAGAACGTCGGCGTGACGAGGCCCGTTCCACCAATCTTGGCCCAGGCGTTCGGGTAACGGTTGGCAGTGAAAGCACTGTAACCGTACACGATCATCTGAACATCAAGTTCGGAACCCTTAGGCTGCTCGAAGCGCAACATCATCGGCGAACCATCGCCCTCTTCCCAGAGGTGCAGTTCTTGTGCGTTGCCGATGTAGATGGTGTCTTCGTTCGTGCCTGCGCCTTGTGCAGTGGACACAGTGGCGTCGGTCACCACGGGCAGACCCGCGATGCTGTAGCCGCTGTTGCCGTATTGCACCGAACCCTCGCCGAAAGCGACTGGGTTCATGGCCACCGGCGTCGGCACTGCCAACGGACGGTTGCTCGAGTCGAGCGCGGCAAGGATCCACGCAAGACGACGCGGGTGCATCACGATGACGTTCGGACCAGCGAAGAAAGTGGTCTGCACCTTCTGGATGGCGTCGAGCATCTTCGGGTAGAGTTCTGCAACGGTCGGCGACGCGTCGGTGTAAGTAACCGACTGGCCAGCCGAAGCGAGCAGTTCAGCGACGACGGCAGTGTTCAGCGTCGTGTGGTAGGCCGAAACGAGGTCAGCCATCACGAGAGAATCGATGCCGGTGCCACGCTCGAGAGCCTGACGGCTGACGTTCTGCTGACCAGCGTACGTGTTGACGTTGATGGTGAGCAGCGTGTCGTCCATGTTGGTCTCGGACACGGCGGCGCCTTCAGTCTGAGCAGCAACGCTCGAACCGGTGGTCACCTTGCTGATATTGATGGTCAGACCCTGCGCGGGCAGCGCGTGCTTGCGTGCGATGTCCGCAGTGGGACGACCGGCGCGAGCGAA